GTGGACGGACAATCCACTGTGGGTGCTGACCAAGCCACAGACAATTTGACTTTCGTTGCAACCAATAACATTGAAATAACCACAGATGCAACTGGCGACAGTGTGACGTTTGCTGTAGATCCTGCAGGAGCCAACACTCAACTACAATGGAACAACAACGGTGTGTTAGGAGCCAGTTCTGCAATGTCGTGGAATAACAACAACAACACATTGTCGGTTGAAAATATAGTAGCAACCTCTATTGAAACAAACACACTTCAAGCACCATCCAGTTTAGTAGGCACTTACACAATTTCATCACCAACCACAATAACACTTGATCCTGTTTCAGAAGTGCAATTAGATGCACCTATGAAATTGCAAAATAAAACTTCAGCACAATTGGCAAGTTTCGTTGCGAGTGCAGGTTCAATAGTTGCTGTGAGTGATAACAGTTACAAACCTGCTTACTACAATGGCAGTGTTTGGAAGTATGTGGTTGATGATACCAACGTGTAGGAGACATTAATGTCTGAAAAAGAATACATCGTCACAGTAAAAAAAGATATCAATTGGCGTGATGTGCATAATGAAATTATCAACGACACCAGTGCCAATGGTGCTGTGGATTCAAACATTGTGCCAGACCGATCATGTGAATGTGTCAAGGAAAGAGCAAATAATCCAAGAAACACACACTACAATTTAACTGAAGACGAAGCAATGAAACTGGCCCTGGATCCAAGAATATTGGCTGTTCAAGCAGTTGATGACATTCCGGAACCTTTACCACGTGCATTTCAAGATGGAAATTTTAATAGAAGTTCAACTTCAACAGGCACTCAAGACAATTGGGGATTGTTAAGACACATTAATCAAACCAACATATTCAACAACAGCCTGTCAGATCCAGGTGGTACTTATGATTATGTGTTGGACGGCACTGGGGTTGATATGGTTATTGTTGACACAGGAATTCAAGTAGGTCATCCAGAATGGGAAGATGCAGACGGTAACACAAGATTGCAACAGATTGATTGGTTCGCAGAGTCAGGTGTGTCTGGCACACAGCCTGCTAACTTCTACACAGACACAAATGGTCATGGCACACACTGTATTGGAACCATGGCAGGTAAAACATTTGGATGGGCCAAGAATGCTAAAATCTACAACATCACTCTATATGCTAATTCAGGAAATAATATCAGTTGGGACAACACGATTGATTGTCTCATAGGTTGGCACAACAACAAACCAATCGATCCTAACACGGGTACAAAAAGACCCACAGTGGTCAACATGAGTTTTGGATATGTTTGGTATATCAGTGCTTCCACTCAGCCAAATCAAGTTAAATTTTCTAACCCTGGCACAGGTTATGACATCACAGGAGGACGTTACAGAGGCGTTGCACACAATGATAATTTCTTAAGCAATTTAGATGATAAAGGTTTACTAGGTGAATTTCAAGGGGGATCAACTTATGGTTATCCAAGAAAATATGCTTCCATAGACGCTGATGTTGAAGTGTTGATCAATAATGGTATCAATGTTTGTTGCGCCGCAGGAAATGATTCTATGAAAATAGATGTTCCGGGAGGAGTCGACTATGACAATTACATTTCAATTGATGCTGGTGGCAGTGCTTACTACATGTATTATCACCGAGGAGGTTCACCATCTGTGAATGAAGGTGGAAACACATTAAGTGGTCCTAATGTTACTGATGATAATCCTGTAGGAGATTTAAATGAAGGATTCATGGTGGGAGCATTGGAAAACAGTGATGTATTAGATGGCTCAACATATCTAGATAAGAAAACAACATTCAGTCAATCCGGACCAGCAGTAAACATTTATACAGCAGGTAGATACATCATCAGTGCCCAACCCAACAATCAAGGTTCTTCTTATTATTTAGATGCCAATTGGCGTCAGGCAAAATATTCAGGTACTTCCATGGCGGCTCCTCAAATGTGTGGAATGATAGGTTGTTTACTACAAGCACATCCTGATTGGACACCATCTCAAGTAAAAAAATTTTTCGAAACAAATGCAGTTGCAAACTTAAATGATACCGGCAACACTGATGATTACACCACAAACAGTACCATACACGGTGGGCCAAACAGAGTGGCTTATTTTCCTCTTAAAGGTCAGAGACCATTTAGCATAGGATAAATATTGATATGACAGTAAGCACAATCAACATTGGTAATATAGCAAACGACGGTACAGGTGATGATCTAAGAGAAGCGTTTATCAAAGTAAACAACAACTTCTTGGAATTGGATGCACGTAATCCTGAGCAAACCACAGCATCAAATCAATTTGCTGATTCAGTTACAACTGCTGGCGTGTTTAAAGAAAAAGATGGTTTCAATTTAAAATTCAAAAACATCACAGCAGGTCAAAACATAACACTGGCTGTAGATGACAATCAAATCACAATCAATACAACAGGTATTGTGTCCCTTCAATACACAGCAGATGCAGGTGTAATAAATCCTATTGGAGCAACGGATCTTTTCAAATTTGCAGGAGCAGGTGGAACAACAACGACTCTTGGTGTAAATGGTAACAGCATCAAGCAACTCACAATAGACTCAAGACTAGCAAATGAATCTAATCCATCTTTGGGTGGCACATTGAATGCCAACAACAATCAAATAGTTGGAATAAGCACCTTACAAGTAGGTAATATTGATGCCTTAATAAAAGGACAAGATGTAACTGATCTAGATTCATTGATTGGTTTTAATTTTGGAACCTTAACAGCAGGTATCACCAACTGGATAGAATATTTTGAATCTATACATCCAGTAAATCTTGGCACAATTGTAACGCCAGGCACTATTGATATTGATTTAGGCTCTATAGCCTAATACGCTTCACGATAAATATAGTTACTATGAGCAGTCTCTGGACAGTCACAACCGGATATAATTTGGGTACTTTTGAAGAAAAAAGTACACTGGACATTTCGTTGCCTGTGAATAGTGTGGATGAAATAAAATTAATAAGTGGAAATTTACCTTTAGGTGTGACCATATCGGACACAAATATTGTAGGAACACCTTTAGAAGTTGTGCGGAGCACTCAATTTAAATTTGTGTTGCGAGCAAATTTAAATGAATCCATTGAAGATCGAACATTTTTTTTAAATTTAGAAGGTCCTGACTCACCACTATGGGCAACTCCAAAAGGAAAATTACCAATAGGAGCAAACAATCAATTGTTTGTGTTGGACAGTGCTAGAGTTGAATATCAATTAACAGCAACAGACATTGATGTATCAGCAGGAGACACACTGGAATATTACATTCCAGATGAAGTAGGTCAATTACCTCCAGGTTTAAGTTTGAGTAAAACAGGATTGATCACAGGTGTGATAGATCCAATATTGGCTTTGGACATTGAATCGAGAACAGGCACTTATGATTCAAATGATTATGACAGATTTCTATTTGATTTCGGTGATCAAGGTGTAAGAGCGGCAAGTAGTTTTTACTATGATTTGTCAATTAACGATACTTCAAGACAACCTAAAAAATTAAATCGTAATTATCAATTTAGCGTTGCAGTCACTGATGGTATTAATACTGTAATACGTCCATTTGAAATATTTGTCATAGGTGAAGATTTTTTAAGAGCAGACAACACAATCATGCAAGTAGGCACAGGAACATTTACTTCAGATGGTACATACTTGAGAAAACCTCAATGGTTAACACCAAGTGATCTTGGATATCGCAGAGCAAACAATTATGTCACACTGTTTTTAGAAATATTTGATCCTAACGCCACCCAAGGTTTATTGAGATATGTATTAGAAAATCAAAATGATGATGGCACACAAACACAATTACCACCAGGCACAGTGTTAGACACAATAACTGGAGAAGTGGCAGGAAGAATTCCATACCAACCAGCAGTTTCTAAAAATTATAAATTCACAGTAAGTGCATTACGATATGGCAATGAGAATGAATTAGTTGGTGTTACAATTAATCCTTTTGAAGATCAAATACAAGGCTCAGATCAATTGAAAATTGCAAAACTGTCATTGGGATTGGAAGACGGTATAGATGATTTGAATTCTTTAATCAACCAATCAATTACAGTCAACAACAAAACTTATGTGGTGTTAGCAGTTGATGGTACCAATGATTTCTATGATGTTTTAACATTGAGCAGAGCTCTTGAAGGAAATGACTTGTTAGCATACACAAATACTGTGTACAATCCGGACACCTACAGTAGTAATCCAACACCAATTGTCAGAGCCAACAATGAAATTTTTGTGTACAATAGAATAGACAAACAAAAATATGTTGGAAAAACTTTAATTTTTTCCAGCAGTGAACAATATGTTATTCAAGACATACAAACTGTGTTAGATGAAGGTGAACCTGCACTACAAAACATTAACGCAACAGCAATTGACAAATTGATATTGAGTAAACCTTTAGAAAGAAATTTCACTAATCAACAAAATATTAGTATAGGTGCATTCCAAGGTGATACCTATTTCAAATTATTTTTAACAGGCAGTACAGACAAAGCAGTCGAAAGCACAAAAACTTTTTCAGTAAACATTTTAGGAGAAGTAGACAGCACAATTACTTGGCAATCTGATTCGTCTATAGGATCAATCACTCCAGATGAAGTTAGCAATTACAGTATTACTGCCAACAGTACAGTTACAGATGCAAATTTAAAATATGTCTTGATAGACGGTTCTTTACCACCAGGACTATCTTTGAGTATAAATGGAGAAATCAATGGAGCATTGGATGGACAATCTGTAACTTTTATCGATGGTGGAGATTTTACATTAGATGCAGGCTCTACCAGCATTGATAGAAAATACGATTTCACAGTTACTTCCAGAGACAGATTTGGATTCACCAGTGAAAACAAACAATTCAACATCACTATAGATGTTTCTGATCCCAAGGAATATTCAGATTTATACGTCAAGCCATTTCTTGTACAGCATCAAAGAACACTGTTTAAAGATTTTATCAGTGATCCAGATATATTCAATCCGGAAAATATTTACAGACCCAGCGATGCACAGTTTGGTATTCAAAAAGACTTACACATGTTGGTGTATGCAGGAATTGAAACACAGAATGTGGAAAAATATGTGAGTGCTGTGGCAGTTAATCACAAACGCAGAAGATTTAATTTTGGAGATATAAAAGTTGCTGAGGCAAAATTTGAAGGAACAACCGACACAATTTACGAAGTAATATATGCAGAAATAGTTGATCAACAAGATTCTACTAATGGGCAAGTTTCTAAATCATTCCAACCTAAAGACACAAAACGAATCACAATAGATCAAACAGACATCGAGGTCCTGGATGATACCACAAGGCTAAACATTGGTGGTGCTTTTTATCAATTGTTTAATCAAGCAGGCAATCAATTGATAACCCAAGCGATAGGTGATGACTTACAGATTGTGGCTAGAAGCGGTAATCTTGTGTTCGACGCCGAAAACGGAGAATTAATTGTGGAGTTAAGAGGTGGACTACCTGTTGTGGTTGGTAAAGTACAAAACAATGCACCAACAGATCCTTATAGAAATAGACCAATTAATAATGTGATTAAAGTTGACAGTACATTTATTAAAACCAGTGCCAGCGAAGAAAACACAAAGTACATCAGCAATATCACAAATATGCGTGATCAAGTAAAAGCAACAGGAAATACAAAAGGATCAATGTTGCCATTATGGATGCGTACACCACAAGGACAATCAGTCACACAATTAGGATATATCACAGCAGTGCCATTAGCATACTGTAAGCCAGGTACCAGTGCAACTGTGTTGAGTGCAATTCAAAATAATGATTTTGATATCAAAAACATAAACTTTGAAATTGATAGATACGTGGTTTCTAAATCTAATGAAAGATCAGATCAACAATATGTGCTGTTTCCAAATTATGAGTACAATTTATAGATAAATATAAGTAATATTATGACAAGCAATATAAACCCAAACGATATAGCAGAGCAATTTCCTGAAGCAGGCAGGGATAATCCTAGTCAAGGCTTTAGAGATAATTTTACCGCTATTCAAACTAATTTTTCAACAGCCCAATCAGAAATTACCAGTCTACAAAATAACACTGCAAAATTAAATGCAAACAACAATTTTCAAAGCAATGAATTGAGTAATGCTTTGATGATCAACAATAAAATCAAAATTTTTGACGGTGGTGTAGTTTCTAGTTCACAAGATATCAATATCAGCAATGGACACTATCAAAAATTCACTTGTAGTGCATTAGTAACACTCAAATTTAGTGAATGGTCAAGTGTCAATGGACACATGGATGTTGTTTACATTGAATTAAAATCCAACAATGCTGATTCAAAAAATGTTACTTTTGACACAGTAGCAGGTGGAACAATCAAAGTTCAAACAGGTTACACAAATCCTGTTGCAGTTGACGATGCAAACAATCCTCTATTGTATAAATTTTGGAGTTATGACGGTGGGTTGACTGTGTTCATGCAGTTTGTTGGTAAATTTGAATAATGACAATCAACAACACTCATCCAATGACTGAAAACTTATCCAAAGTTCCTACCAGTGAATTAGAACAAAAATTAAACGAATTAAGAAAAAAATATCTCAGTGCTACAAATCCTCAGATCAAAAACCAAATATTTTATTTTCTTACTGACTATCAAGAAGAACTTAAATTAAGGTATGCTCAAGAACAAGCAGAATTGGAAAAACAATCTGATTCTGACCTTGACAATTTGATCAACGTAGATTAGTATATTAATACTATTGACTTTTAATCACAAATAAGTTATAATACATTTATGAAATTAGATCCTTTGGGTGTGCCCAGTTTTGGTGTAGATGATTTGGTAGAATTAATATATCAAGGCAATATTAAAAAGATAGATCAAGTGTTGTGTGAAAAAAATGCACACACAGAAGAATTCAATCAAAGTGTAAAAGAAACAGAAATTGGCAACTTGCTGAAATACTATCAACACATAGATATTGATCAATCAGAATTTGATTCAGCATTACAATCAGAATGGTTTATGCCAAACAGTTTCAAAAATTTTGATGTTGAAAAACACATAATGAATATATGTCCAGATACTGATGAAGCACACACAAGAGTACAGGAAGAAATCACAGCATTGAAATCCAAAAATTTAATGCCTGTGCTGAAATTTATGCACTTTTTGGTATCATACATGAGAGAAAACAACATCGTGTGGGGCGTTGGCCGAGGCAGTTCTGTGGCAAGTTACGTTTTGTTCTTGTTGGGTGTACACAAAGTAGACTCGATTCAATATGAGCTGGACTGGCGAGAGTTCATTAGATAAATACATACATAATAGGAGAAAAATATAATGGCTATTAAACAAACAGGAAAAAAGACTTATAAAACAATGCAAGGCAAGCCTATTGACATGGACTTGTTGCGTAAAAGAAATGAGCTGACTCCAGCAGTTGGAAATGCAAAAGTGAATGCTCGTGGTGATGAGTTAGGACCTGGTGGCAAAATTATTAAGAAAAGAGAAGATGTTCTAGCAGATTACTACAGAGATAATCCTGCAAAAGTTCCTGAAAAACAACAGGTTGCTCAACCTAAGCAAGAAGCACCTAAACAAGAAACTGTTGAACAAGAAACACCTAAGCAAGAAGATGTACAATCTGATGCAGAATGGGTTGAAGATGCAGAAGGAAACTTTGTTAAAAAAGAACAATAATGGCGGCTGATTTTAGAATTTACGAAGGCAATCTTAAACCAATTAAAACCAGAGTACTTGTCACTGACATGAACTTTGAGGCTTATAAAACAAAGTCTGGTTTAATTATTCCTGGCGATGACGGTGTTGTGCATGGAATAAAACCAAGATGGGCTAAAGTTTTAGCAGTGGGACCAAAAGCACCCAGTGATTTAAAAGAAGGCGACTGGATCTTAATTCAACATGGACGTTGGAGTAGAGGCATCAAAATGCAAGATCCGAAATCAAAAGAAACAAAAACAATTTGGATGGTTGAATCTGAATCAATTTTGTTACGAGGTGATCATAAACCAGATGACTATTACTCTGCCAAAGTAATAAATTAATTCTTGACTTCTAACACATAACCTAATATACTAACAGTATGAAATTACCACATTCATACTCTGGAATTAATACCACCGGACTAACTGGAATTGTTTTAATGACCTTACATGTAACAGGGTTTTTAACAGGTGCATATTGGCCACTGGCTTATGTGTTATTAATACTGTCAGGCATAGGGCAAGAATACAGGAAGTATTATGATTAAAGTTTATTGGACTAGATCATATCCAAAGCACAAAGACCTACAAGCAATGGGATTGAATCCTTCCTCAATGATGAGTGGATTGCGTATTCCTGCTCCTGAACCTTTATTGAAGCATCTTGATTATCAAAACTTTTTTGGACCTTTGGTATCTAAATGTCCTGCTATTGTGGATGATTTAAAAAATGTGTTTGTGATTAAATCGCCTGTGGACATCACAATAGATATAGATATTATTACTAAAAAAATGAATATCACTAAACAAGATCTGGATTTTGCAAAATCATTTATAGGGGATCCTCAAGGCAAATGGGGAATACATCAATTGGGGATTGGATATTTGTTTTTTGCAGAAAAATCTTTACAGGCTACACAATTACCTGCGTACTATGATGAAAATGATTTTACAAAAGGTACACACACTATTTCCAGCAGTTTTGATATTGGTAATTGGTTTAGAGTTGCAGGTAAACCTGCTTTTATGATAAAGCCTGGCACAAAAAGTATTGACATCAAGGAGGGTGATCCGTTAATATACTACAAGTTTAACACAACAGAAAAAATTAAATTAATTGAGTTTGACGATCAAGAACTGCAACGCCTTGAAGAAAAAAGTCCAGAATGGTTGTGCAGTACTCTTAAAGATCATACAGATAAAGTGATCACATTAGAAAAATGTTATGCATATTTTAATCAATTTAAAATGAGACAAAGAATACTAAAACTTATAAAAAGGAATCTAATATGAAAGAACTATGGGTAGAAAAATATCGTCCTAAAACTGTGGACGGATACGTGTTTAGAGATGATCACCAACGCAATCAAGTGCAACAATGGGTAAAAGAAAAAACTATTCCGCATTTGTTATTTTCAGGTAATGCTGGTATAGGTAAAACAACATTGGCTAAAATTCTATTTAATGAATTAGAACTTAATGATTTAGACATTTTAGAAATAAATGCATCACGAACTAACTCAGTAGACGATGTACGTGACAAAATAATTAACTTTGTACAGATGATACCATTTGGTGACTTTAAAGTTGTACTGCTAGATGAGGCTGATTACTTGTCGCCAAATGCACAAGCGGCATTGCGTGGAGTGATGGAGGAGTATCACACAACCAGTAGATTCATATTGACGTGTAACTATCCTAACAGAATTATTCCGGCACTGCATTCAAGATGTCAAGGCTTTCACATTGAACGTATCGACCAAACAGAATTCACAACTAGAGTGGCAAAGATATTGATGGATGAAGGTATAACTCCGGACTTGGATGTATTGGACACTTATGTAAAAGCAACTTATCCAGACTTGAGAAAATGCATCAACACTGTGCAGATGAATTCACAAGATGGTACATTGGTTGCTCCTGATAAATCAGACAAAGCAGAAGCAGACTACAAATTAGAAATGACCGAATTGTTTAAGGCAGGCAAAATAAGTCAAGCCAGAAAGTTGGTGTGCAGTCAAGCACGTCCAGATGAGATTGAAGATATTTACAAATGGTTGTATGATAATATCACACTGTTTGGTGATGAACCCAAACAAGAAAAAGCAATACTTGTAATCAAACAAGGTTTAGTTGATCACACACTGGTTGCTGATCCAGAAATAAATCTTGCGGCTACAATGATCAAATTACAAAATATCTAAGCACTATGACGTATGTTGTTAATGACAAATGCATTATGTGTAAACACACTACCTGTGTGTCAGTTTGCCCTGTAGATTGCTTCTATGAGGGAGAAAACATGCTGGTTATCAAACCCGATGAGTGTATTGATTGTGGAGTGTGTGAACCAGAGTGTCCTGAAGATGCTATTAAGTCTGATCAGGATCCTGAAGGAGAAGGATGGGTAGAGTTTAACAAACAATGGTCTGAAGCATGGCAAGTTTTAGATGTTCAAAAACAACCCATGCCGGAATACAAAAAACATTCAGGTGAAGCCGACAAATTAAAGAAATATTTCAAAGACAAATAAATGCAAATAAACAACCATCTATATCTTTATCATCATATTCCAAGAACCGGAGGGACATTTTTTATTACCAGCGGACCAAACACAGTAAGAGATCATACAGAACAATGGCTCACACACTACACATATGTGGAACGTTGGACCGACTGGCAACTTTCTATCGGAGATACACCTGTGCTGAAAACCAGAACAAGAATACAACAAAACAAAATAAAATTGTTTTCAGGCCATTCAGTGTATTGCAACAGTGATCAATGGCTTCAGGGTTTAAGAACAAAATTGTTAATAACCACAGTGAGAGATCCTCTTCACAGAGTGTTAAGCAGTTTTAATCATAGACATCAAAGATCAATGTTGAATCAGGATGACACACTTTTCACTTCTGGCAATCCTGAAATGAATTTAAAATCTAAAAGTGACTATCACACAGCCAAAGATTACAAGACGCTGTGGCAATACTACAAAGACAATCCTGCAGAACACAATTTACAGTGTAAATGGATTGTAAAAAGTTTCTGCAAAATGGAAGATAGATTTGTAGACCATGGCTATGTGCCTGGACCTGATGTGCTGTTGTGTGGCAATCAAAATGCCGACCTCACATGGCCATGGTGGTTCAACCGTGACAGTGGGCAGACTGACTGGTATTCTTTAGCGGAACCTTTTATTGGCAAGTTTTGGTGGATCGGAACCACAGACACATTGAAAAAAGATGTAAAAGATTTTTATGATTACGCAGGATTAGAACAGCGTGAAAAATCCCAAAGAAATGATTCTAAAATCAAATATTGGACATTGGAAGAAGTTATGAAACAGCACGACATACAAAATTTAATCAACTCTGAAAAACAAGATTACACACTATACAATTATTGTAAGTCAATACCAAGACCTTTTTAACAACGGAGAAAAACAATGTACAGAGCAAGTCACATACTAATAGCATACAAAGGAGCCCAGAGAGCAACCAGTCAAAGGATACAGGAAGAAGCACTGTTTGAAGCGGGAAGAATACAACAAGAAATCAACAGCGGTGCAATCACATTCGAACAAGCCGCACAACAATACAGTGATTGTCCCAGTGGCAAAGCCAACAGCGGAAATCTAGGTGTGTTTGAACGCAAAACTATGGATCAGGATTTTATATCATTCCTAGAAAATTTAGCCGTAGGAGAGATGAGTGGTCCTTGTCCCACTGTGTATGGATACCATCTAATTAGAAAAAACTAATTGTAAATGTCTAAAACCTCACTAACCACTCTGTGCCTTACAACATCTTTGTAGTTAAAGTGTACCATACTGATTCTATCAGATTGTTTCTTGTGAGGAAATCTATTAACAAAATCAGATAACCCGTTTCTGTTTGGTCTGTCTGTTTGTTCTAGATCTCCAGTCACCACAATTTTACTTCGATCACCAATCCTAGTTAATAGCATCTTCATTTGATTGGCTGAAGCATTTTGCATCTCATCTGCCACGATGATAGATTTTTTAAATGTTCTTCCTCTCATATATGCTAACGGTGCCATCTCTATGATGCCTTCATACATCATGTTACGTATATCATTGGTGTTGTAGTACATTTTGAACACATCAAAAATAGGTATAGTCCATGGAGCCATTTTTTCTTCCAAAGTTCCTGGAAGAAATCCTATGTCTTCATCTACACTTACCACTGGACGTGTTACAATTATTTTGTCTACTACTTTTTCTTTAAACAATTTGATAGCAACTTGAACTGCTAACATGGTTTTACCTGTTCCTGCCGGACCTACACCAATAACAATATCCCTTGATGGATTTAATAAATCCAACATGTATGTTTCTTGATTTACATTTTTTGGAATAATGGAAACCGATGACGGTTTCACTGGTTGATTAGTGTGTATAGGTAAGATGTTAGTCTTGTTCGAGCGCCGTTTTATGGCTTTTTTTCCCATGCACTCTCCTTATTCATTGTAGTATTATTTAACAATGTACAGAATTATTAAACTGCTCACATAAGAAACACCTTTAGATAAATACAAACAGTTATGCAAGACACAGTAGATATCATAAAAACCATTCAAAATGTGTATGAAAACGACCCTGTTTTTACAGTGCTCAAAGACTACGAAAGAGTGTTGGATGAATTAGGGCTGTATGTTTACGAAAATTGGGAAGATGGTGAAATAGTATCAGGACCAAACATCAGTAGACATTTTGTTGAATGCACTTTTATGTATGCAAGAGAACACATGCCTGATCCAATGGGTGGCAAAAGACTATTAGATTACGATTGTAAAGTGTCTTTTAAAAAAGATTATGTTGTTGAACCAAGAAAAATTATTGAACCCGATGACGTTAGACCAGGAACTAAAAAAGGCAAGTTAGACAAATTGCCTGTATGGTTAGTGACTATTATTGTTCCAAAACAATTGATGAAATCAATTTATAGTGGATATCAAATGAATCAAGAATACGCAAAAGATCCTGCCACTTCTGAAAAAGTGACTCCTGAATCGGATCCTGTGGATAACTTATCAAACACAGACGGAGAAGTATAATGACTCTAAGAGCAGGTGATTTAAAATACTGTGTTGAAAATACATTAGAAATAGATTCTTACAAAAGCAAAATGGGTGAAGACAAAGACATTGTGGTTTTGGCATTCAGTGTCAAAGGCGAAGAACCTGCAAACGATCTTGTCAAGTTTGTTGAATCTGGTTACGACTTTGTACTAGATGCAGACAAAACATCTGGCGAACAGTCCGATGGAAAATTTAGGGTGTTTGTTGAATTGGAAAGAAACAAAAAAGTTCCTTCACAAGTGCTTGAAATAGCCGACGGTGTGAAAAAATTAAGTGAAATTGACAATTTTAGATTTAGATATTACAAAAGTTTTAGAAGTTCGACATTGGATGAACAAACTTTACAGGGTGAAATTCCTTTAGATTCAGCCAGTTATGAAATTAAAATTAATGAAACACAATTGGAAAACTATAAAAATTTCTTTTCTAACAGTTACGTAGATGAAGTTGTGATGAATGAAAACAGAATTACCTTTTACAAAAAACACAGTCAGCCACTCAGTTTTGATTTTCAAAACTTTGGCGATTCAGACTCTATCCAAAAACAAATTGAAGAATCATTTGATATTACCAAAATGCCAGAAGTTATGTTTTTAAGTAAATTTGTGGGCGATTTTAACATACAAATATACGGTGACAAATATCTATTTGAGCACCAACAGAAATCTGTTGTGCTATATAACAAGCAATATGAATCTAAGTAAAAATTTTACATTAACAGAATTTACCAAAAGTCAAACTGCTTTACGCATGGGCATAGACAACACTCCCAATGATGAACATTTGGCATCAGCAAAAAGTTTGTTTGAAAATGTTGTACAAAAGGTTAGAGAAGAATTTGGTCCAACAGTTATTAATTCTGGATATAGAGGATCGGAATTAAACAAAGCAATTGGTGGTTCTGAGAGATCACAACACTGCAAAGGTGAAGCAGTTGATATTGAAGTGCCAGGCACATCTAATTATGAAATTGCAAAATATATAAGAGACAATTTAGAGTTCGATCAACTAATTTTAGAATTTTACACCCCAGGCACACCAGATTCAGGTTGGGTACATGTGAGCTACAAAGAAGAGGGCAACAGAAAACAAGTTTTGACTGCTCTTAAAGAAGATGGCAAAACTGTGTACAAACCTAAACTGATTGCTTAATGCCAGACAAAAAAATTACCCAAATAGATTTTATCGAGAGTTTATGGTATCATGATTTAGAAGTGAATGATGATCTTAAAGAGTATGTGTCTAAAATAAAACTCACAAAAATAGATCACGTTAAAACGAATTTTTACCAACAGGAACAAGATGAAAAATTAAATGAACTAATCTTAAAACAAGTTGAACCGTTTTTTAAAGAAGTTGGAACAAAATTAAAAAAAACTGGTATGAGCGTTTTGAAAGTTTGGATACAACAATATGAAGAAAATAACTATCATCCAGTGCATGTACATGAGCCACACCATGATAGTTTCTCATTTATATTCTATTTGAATTGTACAGAAACTTCTGCATGTACAGTTTTTTATTCTCCAGGTTACCCTTATGTTGATCATACCACATTTAAACTAGAACCAAAGGTCGGTAGATGTGTATTATTTCCTGGTGCTTTACCACACGAGGCCATGCCTAACACAGACAAAGAACGTTTGATTGTGAGTGGCAACATAAGATTTCATTGATAAATAGTAGCATATAACTTATGACTACTGATAATAAAAAACACTGCTTAAATTGTGGACATGAAGCACACTGTAATGGCGCCTTATGGCGCACAGAGTACGAAATGCTGTTGGGTCAGATTGTTCATGAATATCAAATTGAAGTGTGTAGACATTGCCGTTGCGG